TTGTGAGTTAAATTAAAGGCTTATTTTAGGCTATATTTTATTTTTTTGATTTTATCTGTTGAATTATAAAATAACAAGGGAGTTTTTTAGGCTCCCTTTATTAAATTATTTGTATTCAATTATTTTTAATTTCCTGTTGCTTCCCAAACTGCATATAATGTAATATCTTTACCAGGCACTACAAAAGTGGCTTCATCAGTATATTTTGCAACAGAAGCAGTTTTAGTTTCAGCCCAACCTGTGAAAGTATTTCCAGCTAATGTATAAGTATTTTTTGTTAATTTAGCAACAGTTGCATTTTCAGTTTGATTTGTCATTGGTGCCACTGCTGTTCCTGCAGCATCTTCTGAATTTTTATCAAATGTGATTGTAATATCTGTTGCTGGTTTTCTGTGTAGATAAATACCAGCAGTTTTATTTTTAGGAACAAATATATCATGATATATTCTAGTTTGGAATTTCCAACCATCTTTATCTTGATTTTGTTCTGGTGTAAACACTCTAACTGGAGCGTGTTTTTTAATTGGTAATGCAGCATTATAATGAACTGCCATTAAATTTATAGCTGCTGAATTTGTAGCTGAAGCAAATCCAAATCTAGCTGTTCCTGATTCTCTACCTGTATAAAAAGTGTATAAAGTTTTAAATCTTGTAGGAGGAACTACTACAATTGGTCTTGAATCAAATGTTTTAACAGTTAAAGTAATATCACCAATTTTCATTTCAGCATTAGATATTAAACGGTTTAATTCAGATGATGTTTTAAGTTTTTGATTTAATTCAGTTGATACAAAATATACAACATCCTCTAATCCTACTTCTTCATCTTCTAATGCTTTGTCTGCTGCTGCAAATAATTCTAATATTTTATTATTTTCTAAAGCACCAACCACAACTGTTTTTGCTTTTCCTGCTAATGTTGATAATCTATATGCATCAACTTCTGGGATTACACTTTTCTTTTCATTTAATAATAACAGATTACTTGCAAGAACACCTGCTGATTCTTCATCATCCATATTATCAATAGGTATTTCAATACCTCTATCTTGTGATAAAGTATAAGGTTCCCAATTTAAAGTGGCTGAACCTTCAGGAAAACCAAGAGCTCTATCATACTGTCCTAAACCATCTAATGTAATATCTGGAATAAAAACCGTTTGAGCATTTACAAATGATTGTCTAATTTCTATCCCTGATTTATTTTCTAAAATTCCTGTTACACTTTCACGAACAAATACTTCATCTAATTGTTCGGCTCCATATTTTTGTATTAATCCAATACTATTTGCCATTTTTTATTTCTCTCTTTCTTAATTTTAAATTTTTAATTGTTGCCAAATAACTTTTTGGCTTGTTCTTTTTCATTAGGTGTTCCAGGTGCTGTTTTACCACTTGATCCACCTATTGTTATTGTGTCTTTGTTTGCTTGATTGTTTTTCAACCATTCAGGATATTTTTTAACTATTTCTTGAAGATTACTTTCTGTTATTTCTAATCCCTTACCTTTAGCAATTGCAACTAAATCTTCTTGATATTTAGAATCAACTATTTTAGAAGCTATCTTTTCAGCTCTTAATTGTTTTAATTCTTCTTGTATTGCTAATATATCAGCTTCTGGATTTTGAACTGTTTTTGTTGCCTTTCTTGCTCCCTCAGCATATTTTTGTTTTTTTATTTCTTCTAATTCTGCTTTGGTTAAAGTAATTGTTTCTTCATCTTCTTTAATTTCCAATTTTGGTTGTTCTTCTGGAACTTCTTTTTGTTCCTCAACATCTTCTTTTTTTGTTTCTTCTAATTCTTTGTCTTTGGCTATTTCTTCTGCAGTAAGAACTCCACCATCAACTTCTTCTTTAGAAAATAAAACACTTTTTAATAAATTCATTCCTCTCCTTTTTACGCTTGGATTATAAGCGAATTGGCTTTTGTCTGGATTGCTCTAACCAGTATTTTTTATATATAATTTAAGGCTTATACCTTTAATTATTTATTTTTGGTTGCTCCAAAATCTTTTACTATACCTTCATTATCTTCTCTTGTATATTCTCTTGTTAATGCAGGATTACTTTGTAATAAGTTTCTTTGAGCTTCTTGATATCTAGCTATATAATATTTAGCTCTTTCAATTTGTTTCAAAACTGTCGGATTTTTACTTCTTTCATATAATATTAAATTCTTATCTCTCAAATCTTTCCATTTTCTAATAGCCACTTCATATTGCCTTTGTTGTTGTAAATCTTTGTAATTTTCTTTTACATTTACATAACTACCAGGTTTTTTAGTTCTAAGTTTTGATTTGAGTTCAGTTATATTTCCTAGTGCTTGTTGAACCGTTATCGGTATAAAATAATGTCTGCAATTCGGTCTTGTGCTAAGCCATATCGGTTGAGCTATTGCCTTTTCAATAGTCATTATTCTTTTCTGATTTATAAACGCTTCTATTTTAGGTATTAATTCTTTTTGTTTAATGATTGTTCTCCAACTATCTTTTATATATATTTTCCCTTGATAGTCTTTGTGATCATCAGCACAATCTGGATGCTCACTTGCAAGATAAAAAATTATCCCTAAATTGTCAGTTCTTTCATTCATTTTTTCTACTGCTATATTTTGAATTGTAGTTCTGGCTGCCATTTCAATATAAGTTCTAAAGCTTACTTCTCTACCGTTTGAATATCTTATTTTTGGTGGTTGATGTAAAACCCCTTGTGGTTTGTTAATGTTTCTTGAAATTGCCTCTGTAATAGCCGTTATTTTCGCTTGTGTTGCGACTTTAGATGTTGCTAGTATGTTTGGTTGGTTAACCACTAAACCCAGCTCACCGAGCAATTTTGCGTGTTTAATATTTGTTTGTTGAACTACTCCTTCTAACATTTCTTTATTTACTTTTTTTATACTTTCAATAGATGTTAGTATTTCTTCATCAGTCGTTAATTTAATTTTAGGATCTAATTCATTTAATTCATTTTCTACAACTCCTAATGCTTTTTTTATTGCTTCTGCTGATACTTCATTTATTTTTATACTTTTTTCTTCAACTAATTTTTTTATAGTTTCTTGATATGTATCTTTTTGCATTAATTGTTTTTTAAAATAATCTTCTTTAGTCATCCCTTTAGTCAATTGTTCTATTTCTGCTTTATCTAACTCGCTTAATAACTTATTATATTCTTCAACTAATCCTTTTGATATTATAGACCATTTTTTAGAAGAAAACATTTATATCACTTAAATCATAAAAGGCTCATAAACTTCTTCACTTGCTGGTATATAAGCTTCTTTGCCTTCTTCTAATTTTTTTATTTCTTCTTCTTTTTCTTCTTCCGATAAAGAATCACCCCATAACTCATTTACATATTGTTTTGCACTCATGCCACCACTTGCAAATGCAGGAGTTAAATAGGATAATTTATTTTCAAAACTAGGATTAGCATATTCAGGATAATTAATAGTTATTTTATAATCTAAATTTGATAATTCTTGATCTTTATTAATTGCAAAATAAAACTTAATAACTTTTTCAAAAAGCCTTTTTAATATTTGTGTTTGAATTGTTACTAAATAATCTCTCGTTACTAATGTAACCTTTTCTTTTTCTCTTTGTGCCGTTGCATTGTCTTTTCTAGCTAAGTCTAATCCTAATGTTGATGGACTTAAAAGCCCTGTTAAAAAATTATGAATTATTTCAAGCGATGCATCGTTGTATTGCTGGAAGTTTAATAATGGTTGTGTTGTTTCTATTTTTGTGTTCTCTATGCCTGTTGCACTATTAAAATCACTTGGAAGCTTAATGTATCTTCTGTCATATCTTTGTATTTCTTTAGGATTACCTTCTCTATCATATTCTACTAATCCATTTGGAACATACTCAACAGGAGTAGATAATCTTGTAGTTATGCTTGATTGTGATAAGTTTTGATCTAAATCATCAAGCAAATCAAGTTTACTGTCTAATACGCTTTTTCCTCTTTGAGTTGATTTGTCAAGCTTATATATACAAGGTTCTGCAAGAATTTTATTTATATTTTTAAAATATATTTTAGGCTTTAATGCAGTGGTTTGAGGTATTTCATTTAAAGCTACTTCTTTTAAAACTTTATTACTATTATTATTTTCTAGCTTATATAAGTTGTTTTCTATTAATGATTTCCTTTGAGTTTTACCATTATCATCAATAAATATTTCAGTGCTTCGCCTATCTACCAACATATAATTTTCATCTTTATGTGTATAATATTTTCTTCCAATTATTGCTGTTATTCTATTTGCTTTTCTTTCAAACTCTACATTTCTACCATCTAAGAATTCTATTATAGGATAATCACTTATTGTTTTATCATAGTTTATAAAATAAGCTCCATCACCAATTGCTAACATATAAGGCTCTTGGTCTTGTGTCAATAAAGTCATAAAATTATTTTCATCTATAATTCTATCAATTAAATTATTAAGTTCTATGTCTTCTGTTTCTTTGTATTGTTTGGTTTCAATATCAAATGTCCTTTTTGTAATTATTATTTCAGGTGTGCCTGTTATATTAATTAATGTATCAATTGCAGCATTAGCAAGTCCTGAATGAGTGCATTTTGCATCAAGTTCTTTAGATACTACAGCCCAAAAATAATCATCACTATTTCTAAATGCTTCATTGTTTGCTACCTTCTTACCCCTAGTTACTAAATAAAATAATTGTATTTTATCGCTTTTGCCTTCATACCAAATAGCTCTCTCTTCTTGTTTTAAATTAATTACTTCATCATAACCTAAATCATTTGGATGTGGATTGTTTTTAATCTTGCTTATAAACTCCATATAATTTTATTCTCCTTTTTTTAAATATCATTACCTACTATATTTTCATTTAATTTACTAGCAAATGGTGTAATTGTATAACAAACTGCATCATATATATCCATCGCTAATTGATTATTATCAAGAGGCAAACCATCTTCAGCATACACTAAAGTTTTAAGAGCATCCATCACAGTGTGCATTATTTTAGTATTTTTAAATCTTATTTTCTTTTGATGTATTAATAACAATAATAACATCATTCTTGATAACCTATCACCAACAGGAGCTTTATCTGCTACCTTTTTTTGTGTTTCTAAACTACCAAACTTAACACTTAATCTTACTTTTAAATTAAGTCCTATTGCTATTAGTCTTTTTCTTATGGTTGGTAAAAGCATACCAACTGCACCATAGCCATCTATATACACTTCATCAAAAGAGCTTTTATTTTGTATTTGAACATACCATTCTTGTATTTTGTCAGCAATTTCAATCACAATGTCGTTTGCTTCAGTTGCCTTTACAATGTGATGGTCTATTAAATCAACTCCATTGTAGCCCCTTTTAATGCCTGTAAATTGCATTGTTGTTCCCTTCTTATCGCCTTGATTACCACCTAAATCAACTCCTATTAAATATTTAACGTGTCTTGCATTAATCATATCAAAATCTATCTCATCTATTGTTTGTGTTTTACCTCCAATAAACTCATTTATACTTTTTGAAAATAATGCATTACTTAAATATTTGCCAAAGATAACACCTTCAACTACACCTCTTAAACCTAATATTTTTGAAGCAAAGAAGAAACTATCAGATGGATACATTTGTTTAAATCTATTTACTTTGTCTTCTGTCATTGCTGGATTGTCGTTAAAATTAAAGTGCCAATAAATAGCGTTTGGTATAGGTTCTTCTTTTGCTAATTCTTTTAATATGCTTGGTGGTATATCATTAAGATATTTTTTTAATGGTCTTGATTTGTTTATTAATCTCTTATAAATTTCTTTATCTGGATTATCTGGATTTAATGTTGCACCAATCCAAAAATTATCAACAGAAGCTAATGCTCGGTATATTTCATTTATAAAATCCATATCAGCAATATTTATTTCATCAATTACTCCACCACCAACAGTTGAACCTAATACTGTTTTCCATCTAGCTTTATCTTTAAAACCGAATATATATATTATTTTTTGCATACCTTTGCTGTCAATAAAAAGTAAATGAGATCCATATCTTGGATTAGTTCCTTCTTTTACACAACCTTTGAATTGTTCTAAAAACCCATTTTTATTATCAATCAAGTTTCTTCTTGCTACTACTGCTGTTGTTCCTGCAATGAAAAATTGATTCTGTTTTGATTGCTCTATCATTAATCCTAACTTAAACATTACTGATGTTGATTTACTACTTCTAGCTGTTCCTTCTAATAAATCAAACGTTGAAGGACACATTATCATATCAAGCGATTTCTGGCTAAATGAAAAGTTATCTTCTATCATAATAACCTATTCTGTTGTTTCTAAATCTTCATTTATTTCATTAAGCTCTGCAACATCTGAACTTAAATCAACAGAATTATTTTTATTGTCTTGTAGATGTTTACTAAATGCTTTTAATATGCTTGATGTCTCTTCTGCTATCGTTACTTTATTCTTTTGTGTGTTTTGCCATGTTTCAGGTTTTCTATTTGTTAGCCAAAATATTTGTGCTCCTACATCTCCTTGTATATGAACTTCTTCATCAACATAAACTATTTCATCTTCATATTGATCTTTTTTTATTTTCATTGGTTTCTTTAAAAATATGTTATAACCCAATGCTCTTTTAAGTAAAGAATTTTCTACTTCTGTATCAACCACTTCACGACCTTTTTTTAAAGCATCACCTATTTTATCGTATTTTACCCTCCATTTTGCTAATGTTCCAGCATTAATTCCAATTTTAGAAGCTATTTGTTCTAAAGATAAACCATCTCTTCTCCACCCTTCTAACATAATTAATTTATCTTCTTTCAACCACTTAGTATAAATATTTTTATTATTTGTTTTTTCAGTTTGTTTAACATTATAATTTTTAGGTTTTTTCTTAGGCTTACTTTTAGCTTTAGTTTTTAAGATAGAATTATTTTCTAATACTTCTTCTACAATTATGTTATTTATATTATTGTTTTTATTATTCATAATATCTTCTTTTTTCAAAAAACGTTCCTTTCTAACTAACATTATAGCATTTTGTTAGTCCAATTGTCACCATTTATGTCACCAATGTGTTTTATCCAATTATTAATGTTTGTTCCTAAATTTGTCAATAGTTATTTATTCCAATTATTATTAATTATTCATTCTAATTTTTATTATTTCTTTTTCTTCTTTATGTTTGTTTATGTTAAATAAATAACATGATCATTCAACAAACAATAATTAAAACAAAAAGAGATTAAGTTTAATAAGTATTTTATTAAGAAATAACCTCTTTTTAGGAATAAGGAGAAAATATATATTTGTATGAGAATTTTAAATTGAAATAACTATTTTTATTTAGTTAATGTTTCTATAACACTATTATACAACATTAATTATAATTTAATTGTAGGTAAATTGTGGGTAAATTGTATGTTTTTATTGATTTTTAACTTTTTTCTTTGTTTTCATAGCAAGAAAATGCTTTTTCTGATTTTCCCAACAT